CAGATCGCCGCCATCGGCAAATGTAACCATGCGGTTACGGCCATCGGACGCCGCACCGTCGGTAATAGCCAGAGTGTTCGGAGAACCAGATGTCCCCGCGCTCGGCAGCGTGACAGTAACCTGACCGTCAAGAGCCGTATCTAGTAAGCCCAAATTTGTGTTTGTCGTATCGCCCCATGTACCAGACTGTTCGCCTGTGCCTATGAGTTCGATCCCGTTATTCAGTGTATATGTACTAGGCATGTTTCAATCCTATGCTGCTATATCATCCCAGTTCGGAGTTTGGGACGGTGTTTCGTCACTCCAAGCAGGGGTGGAAGATGGTATCTCGGGAGTATAACCCGGATTTTGATTTGGGACAATACGTCCCCAAACGAGGACTTGTCCCACCCCGCCCGTTGCGGAAACGCCTGTAACAGGAACATCCGCGTTTGCATTTGCTTCGGCTTGACCAACTTGGCCCGCGCCTGCAACGCCTGTAACGTCAACGATGACGATTATGCCGACTTCTACTTCACCGACAGAGCCGGTGGCTTCTAGTCCAGTAGGATTAACATCGGCATTAGCGGTAACGGCAACAGAGCCAACTGATCCGGAGGCTTCAAGGCCCGTAACAGGCGCTAGGGCATCAGCTTCAACAATTACTGTGCCAACCTGACCCGTACCGGCAATTCCAGAGGCGGGAACAACTGCGGTGCCCGTTACGGTTACAGTGCCAAGACCACTTGTACCAGAAACACCTGTGACCGTAACATCCGCGTTGGCCTGCACAACCACGCTACCTACTGCGGATGAACCTGACAATCCCGTTACAGAAACATTAGCGTCTGCAACAATTACAACAGAGCCACCTTCCCCATTAGCTGCAACGCCATCAGGTAAGACATTGGCACCCGCAATCACTGCGACAGAACCTACTGCGCCAAGGGCCTCAACCCCGGTGGGGTTAACATTAGCGTCTGCAACAACCGTTACACCACCAACAGAGCCCGCGGCCTGTAGTCCAGTCACAGGGACATTGGCCTCTGCAACGATTGTTACAGAGCCAATCTGTCCGGCTGCACCCGCGTTCGTAATAGAGTCTTCGCCAAAGGCTAGTTGACCCCACGTCCCCCGGCCCCAGCCGGAAAAGGGGACGATAACGTCGGTCATTAAGCTATCCGAATGATCGCGTTAGTTGCGTCTGCTGTTGGGAATACAACTGTAAAATCACCATTCGTAGACGTTTTATCTGAACCAAAATCAAGAACGACAACAGCAGGGTCTCCTGCGGCAGAATCGTTGTAAATCAAAGCTCCACGGGCCGTAATCGTTGAAGACGACCATGTTGTGTCTGCGAAATCAGTGAACGCCGTAGTACCCGAGCTTGTTGGATCAATCCGCGTTAGCGTATTTCCCCCCGCAGTGTAGCCAGTACCCGTGACTTCGTTCGTAGCAGTGTACGCGGTAGTTGCCGCCGTAAATGACGCGTTGTTGTCATACAAAGCAATCTTAAAGGTGTCGCCACCGCTAAGTTGAAAGTTATGCAAAGCATCAAGAAGCTCTTTCTTGAAGCTCGTACACATGAAATTTCCTGTAAAGGCCATGCCTAAGTCTCCTTATTGTTTACAAGTTCAAGTTTCATTGTTTCGGCCTAATTAACATACCAGTCCGATATTCATCTGTTACTTCTTTACTTTCGCCAAGCATTTTCATGCCAGATACGGCTTCGGCAAATCTTTTTTCGTACATAGCCATCATATCAGCCTCACCCTTCATAAAGATGTAAGCTTCCATCAAGCTGCCGTACAACAAAGCTATTTCCGCGTTTTCACTAAGCCACGTGGTCCCATCTTCCGCGCCAGCCGTCAAACTAGCAGGCCGGTAAAAGTAATGTAGTTCTACGGCCGAAGAAGCGTCTGGGGTAGGGCCCAAAACAAAGTTATCTACGTCAAAAACAGCATAATAACGAGGGCTGCCCGTCGTCGTCGCGTCCGGATTAAAAGATTGGACAAAATCCACGTCTTTAAAGTCCAAAAACACATGGTCTCCGCTCGCATCTATAAAAGAAAGCGAAAAAGAAGCCAAATAATCACTAGGACAAGCCAAATATTTGTTAGAAGCGGACATTGATCCGCTCACGTTCTTTTTAAACAGGCTTAATTGAACGTTTTTAAGAATCCGTTCTTCCGCCTGCGTGATAAAAAGAGGCAAATTGTTGACGAAAGTGGTTTCTTCGTTCTCAGTATAGTCCTGAATAGCCTGTTTTAATTGTGCATATGTAAAGCTCATGTCACCACCGTCACTGATCCAACCTGTCCAAAGCCCGTTGCGGGCCGGAGGGCGGGGTTTTCTACCAAAGGCACACCAACATAAACGTCCATGGGCTCTACCCGGTCAGGGCGAGCGTTCTGTAACGCTTCGGGGTCTGAAACTTTACGAAAAGGCCCTAATTGGGGCTGTTTAGGCTCAAATTCGTCCGGGCCAACTAGCAACCCGTTCCATTCTTTGCGCATAAGTCGATACCGATACCGTTGCCCGGATCGGTCCGATATAGCCCATGAATTTTTACCGGATGCAAACTTAGACATTAGCTCACCCTGTAATATTGATAATTAGGAACGACGTTAAACGACGAACGATCCCGATCTTCTGTGGCTGCGCGGTCAAACTCTTCTTCATATACTGCTTTCAGCATTTGAACACGGTTAGGAGCCCGCTTTAAAGCGATATAATAAGCCAATCCCGCCGCCAAACACGGATAAAACCTAAACGGAAGGTCCATGGTGTTGGTGTATATGTCCGCATCATCCATACGGGTCAAAGCGTCATAATACACAACATCCGTGTCATTGTCCGGAACAGGCCACAAGTTTAAAACCGGCGTAATTTGCCGGTCTAAGAAAAACTGATTTACGCGGCCTTGAGTAGCTTTGTTTGGGATTGTAAGAAACCCGTCACGGCTTAGACGGTCCAAAGAATAATCTGTCCCGTCGCGTTGAACAATGACAGACAATACGTCAATAACGTCATTGCCTAGTTCATAAGAACCATCACCAACAACCATTGCTACGGTCCGCTGCTTGATGGTCCATTGGTTCAAACCACGGTTAGCCCAATCCGCAAGCATAAGATTTAACGACCTTTTGGCCGTTTTTAGGTCATAACCGGTTCGTACCTCTAAGCCGCAACGCTCAAAAGCTTCTTCAACGTACTCAGCTACGTCTAAATCAAAATCTTTGCTATTAGAGGTAGTCATTACCGTTTCCTATTCGTCTTTGCGGTTTTAGCCGACAGATTGAACGCTTTTGCCGTTGGAGCGCCCTTTGCGCCGGGTTTTCGCATCTTCTCGCCCGAACCCGCAGCAATGCGTTTTCGTTTAGCTTGAATGTTCGAGTATAAACCGGGCTTCTTTCCCATCAGGCATTCCTTACTACACAGCTTTTGTTGCCGACTTTACCGCCGCTGCCAAATTTCTTGACCATACCGCCGCCACGCATCTTCTTAACCATGCCGCCACCGCGCATCTTTTTAACCATGCCGCCGCCACGCATCTTCTTAGGTTTCATCGCCATTTTTTAGCCCCCTATAAAGGTTTTCCCGCTTTGCATAGATTTCGCGAGCATTATATTCTGCGTCATAAGTATCATAGTAGCCCTTTTTTGACAACTTGTCTGCCGCTTCTTGCAGTTTTGACAACCGTTGCACAAAAATCAAGGAATAAGCTTCTTCCACGGTAGCGTCGAACTCAATGTCCGCTACAAAGTCGCTCGCGTCGTCTTCTGGGTGAAAACCCATAACCCAGATGTCTTTATCAATAAACATCCCCTCAGAAATCACTGTGTTCAAATCGTCCAAATATTCATGGAAAGCTTCCGGGGCCATTTCAACCGTTAAGTCTACAATGATGGCTAATTCAAAATTGTCATCAAAGCTAGAAACAGTGCGGTACAAAACTTGGTTACTACTTTCGTATTTAAAAAGTACAGCAACTTTTTCGTCCAGCCACGCTTGTTTTGCATAAGGACACGGCGGAAGGTCGTTAAAATACGGGTTGCTTTTTTCTAAAACTTCTTCGGACCACTGCATTAACTCGGATACAATGCTTGCCTCTTTAGGATTGCCGAAAAAGGAAAGGTTCATTTCTACTTCACCACGCTTTGCAGGACCAGTAACGGGCGCTGAATTTGTCTTTTGCCGTATCACACGAATGACGGGCTCGAAAGTTTTTACGACGGCCGGGTTGGTCTTTTTTGATGGACATCTTAGGGTCCCCGAACCGGACCAGTTTAATCTCAGAGCCTTTTTTAGCCAAAACGGCACTCTTTTTAGACGCGTTGGGAGTCCTTTTAGGCTTGTTAAAACCCGGAAAAGTCTCCCCGCGGTACTTTATTCGGCCCGAAGGTGTTCTAGTTACGTCTTTTGTCGTAGCCATAAACCCCTCATTTCTGAATAAACAAAGTCAGGGAAACGTTGGCGGGTAAGGTCGCATATAAGCCGTTGTAAAACAAAATCCCGTCCCCCGGAATTTCCATGCCAAACAAACCAGCCGTTTTTTCGTCTATTTCAAGGACTTCATCCCCGGAAGCTGCCGAGGCATTGTCATATATAATGACATCACCACTTGCGCCGGAAGCGTGGTTAATTAAAAAGCCCGTTAAGCGACCCCGACCCGTAGCAAGAGTTCCCGAGTCGTGGCGATGAACCGATTTTACCTCGTTTCCTGCCATGATTTACACCTTTAGCTGTAAAAGACCGTTACAGACGTACAGGCCGTGAACAACGATATGTAAATATCGGTTACACGAATACCTTCGTCCGGAATGTTGACGGAGTGCGTATCAGAAGCATTTAAATCCATGTCCAAAACAGTTGCACCCCCGTTGCCGTCGGTAACCGTTAGGCGAGGAGAGCCCGTGGTTGTTTTTATTTGAATTTGACGAATACGTGCGGGGCCAACCGCAGCAGAACCCGTCGCAGCCAAACGTTTTGTTCGAATATCAGAACCAGCCATTTGTTAACCCTTTTTCTTTGCAGGTTTATCTTCCCATGCCTCGTTTACATTGGGCGTAGAAGGGTCGTCTGCTTTAAGTGTGCCATTTTTCTTTCGGGCTCGAACTTTTTCCACCTTTATAGGTGTGCCGTCGGAGTTTAACCCCCGACGTGCTAGTTCTTCGGCCGAAGCAGTTGTAAACCTACTCATGACCGACCCCTTACGCGGCTGCGATTGTAGCGCCTGTATCAGACCGCTTCCAATCAGTGCCGTCAGAAAAAGCCAAGATTGCAGCGCCCGCTGCGCCGTTAGAAACATATACCAAAGTGCCCGCGCCTGCATCAGAAGCGGATGGGGCATTTGCAACAGTGTAAGTTGGAACTTGGATGTCGCCAACAAAACCGTTTGTTGAGGTCACTGGACCTGAAAAAGTAGTAGAAGCCATTATAAGCACCTTTTTGCATAAGGATTCGCTTCGTAGTCTATGCAACGTCAGGAGGGCAGAACCTGTCTACAAAGCTAATATGTTAACCCTTAAAAAAGTATACTCTAGGTTTGGCAAAAAAGAAAGGGGCCTCTTTCGAGGCCCCTCCTTGCAGTACAGAATGAGGTTCTGTTCTTATGCTGCGCCGGGAGTTCCGTACACGCTACGCCAATCGGATACACCGAAAGAATAACGCTCACGCGCCTTAAAGCGCATGTTACCCGTATCAAAATCGCCTTCCATCGCCGTTTTAATAGGCGAACGGTTGAACAATTTGAAACCATTTGGAGCATCAGTTTTGATGAAGAATGCGTCTGAGTCTGTCAAGAAGTGGTTAACCACTGCCCCGTCAGGAATCATACCCATGTTTTTCATCGCATTGTTGTCGTTGTCGGCAGTGCCGGAACGCAGGTTGGAGTTCATTACCCGCTCTGCAATAAATTGCAGTTCTTTCGGAATAATCAACTTCATACCACGAACAGCAATCTTCAGACCACGCTCATCAGTCAAACCGGCAATGTCGATCAACATCTGTTCCAACGAAGTCTCGTTGAGGTCGGCAGCAACTGCCAAGACGTTAGACTGATTACCAGAAAGCGATGGGTGGGATGCTGAACAAAGTGCTGCACCGTCGCCAATCGCAGAAGCACCAGCCGTGAACGCATTGTTCAGGATAGAAGCCGCTTTGATTTGCTTTGTCTGGGCCATAGAACGGGCCAGAGCTTTGGTGTAGCGAGATGCCAGACGATCATAAAGGTTATCTTCGATAGCCTCCTCAGTGATCGAAAATGCCAACGCAATGGTTTCGTGAGTGTAACGAGCGGTATATGTTTCCTGCGCATCGTCATAAGTAAGGGCACCGCCCTCGCTTTTAACAGGTGCTGTGGAAAATCCGCCGAGCATGACCTCCTCCTCAAAAGCTCGGTCTGAGCTTTCTTCTTCGAAGATTTCACCATGCTCGTTTTCGTAACGATTGTATTCAAGGCCGAACAAGGCATTAAGGCCGGGTTCTAGCTCTTTCGCTAATTGTGCGCGAGAAATAGCCATTTATTAAGCCCTCCTTATAGACCTGTTGATGTCGCGGTAGTCTGCGAATCAAACCGGCTGGTTGGTGCATTATAATGAGCGTTCAAACGGACAATTAGCGGGATACCAGCGGCTGCATAGTCACTGTTTCCTGCGTCATCCATGATACCCACAATACGCAATGGCAAAGTAGCCGTTGTAGCAATTGTGGAAACGCCCAAAGCGGAATTGGAACTACCAGTGTCGGTAGAACCGGTGCGGGCAGATGTACCCAACGACGCGTTTGCAAATACATGCGCAAGAGCCGTTGCACGGTCAGTCAAAGACGCGTCAGACGCTACTTTGAACAACTGATTTGGGTTGTCTGCTACAAACGCCTTGATAGGATGGTTTGTATCAGCACTTACTGAACCGGAACCGGGCCAGTAATTAATGAAGACTGGTTTCTTTGAAACTGAGTCAACGTATTCTACGCCCATCAGGACACCCAATGCTTGCGTAGTACCACCATTAGTAGCACCAGCTTGGTCAATAACCCCCGCGGCCGTAGGGACGCAGATAGAATATTGAAAGATAGCATTAGTGTTGTTGGAAGCGATTTCATACTGGGTTACACCAGTAGTATTAGCCGCAGCGCCAACTAGCCCGATAGGACGAAGACCATAGGCAGTATTAGAATTTGCCATAAGATTTCACTCCTATTGAGGTAGCCCTATTTCTTGGGGCCACCGAAGGTTACACGAGATTGACGATCAGGTTTAGCAATCGTCATTGATGAATGTGCATTCTCACGCATCATGTCATGGTCTACCGCTTGCATCTGATCCATATTTCTCTGAGAGAAATAATTAGTTCGTTCTGCAATTGTTTCGACCGGAATACGAGCGAGAAGCAACCCGCCAACTCCAAACACACCTTCATGTTTACCTGATTCAACAACAGGGGATTCAAAATCAGGATACTCGTCCTTACGGACCAATTCCCAACCTTCCCTCATTTTAGCACTGATGTTTTTAGTATCATCAAAACCGCGCGTTTCGGCGCGTATCCAACGATGCTTAAAGCCATCAGGGGCAGGTGGTGCGTCTAGCATAGACGGTGGGGCCCACGGCTTACGAACAGCCTGTTTGTCCCGGGTTTGGTTAGCGCGAGAAGTACGGTTAATTGCCGAACCACCGTTTTGGTTGTTTTGTTCAGTCATTTTCTTACTCCTTCACGTATTTCGCATATTCTTCTAGCGGCACACCCAGTTTTTTCGCTATTGCGACTTGGCTCGGGGTGAGTCGAACCTTTCTCCCAGTGCGCCCAGATGGTGTTCTTGAAGCGCCAACAACCGTTTGAGCGGGACGTTTGTTCGCGGTGTTTCCGGCATTTACAAACTTACTTGAAATGCGACGGTCAAGTTCATTATAGTAGTCATCGCTCGTCGGGTCAAACCCTTCGTCTTCAACGAGCTTTTTATGTATTCCAAACGCCGCATACGTCATGGCCTCGTCTTGGCCAAACCAACTGTTTTTCATGGCCCATGTCTCCGCTTTGGGATCAGGGCGCTTGGGCGCTTGGGCAGGCATAGGCTGACGCGATTGGTGCTGCGCAGCGGCCTGTTGCTGTTGTCGCGAACGATCTTGTTGCGCTTTTGCCTGTTGGGCTCGGTCTTGCTGGATAGCCAACTTAGTCAAGTTGCGCTGGGCTTCCACCGAGGCCTTGCTGTCACCAATCTCAATCGCACGGGCTAAATCGTTTTCAGCCTGTTGCATCTGAGTGTTGACGCGGTTTGTATATTCGTTGACGTAATTTGTGTCCATGTTGGACATACGGTTCTTTAAGCTGGTTGCCTCCGTCTGGACCGCTTGAGCGTACTTAATCGCTTCTTGCTCGCGACGTTCAGCTTCACGCATCTTCTTCGTCAAACGATCAATTCGTTTTTGAGTGGCCGTCTCCGCTTTGGAGAACTGGTCATCACGGTCATTGTCTTCCGACGCAGATACCTCACTTACAACCTCAACCTCAGTTTCTTGGTTGTCCCCAACGTCTAGTTCAATCGGGTTTTCACTACTATCAGCCATATTTTACCTCGTTTACAAATGCTGGATGTCTTCAGGGTCCAAAATAGTCGCAAGAACCTCGTCGTCATTGAGGATGCGGACTTCTCCCCCATCGATCTGTAGGCGCGAACCGGCATAACGGGCAAACAATACCCACTGCTTCTCCGCGCACCACGCGCCGTCAGGAAACTTGTCACGGTCTTTGTAAGCCAAAGGACCGACTTTAAGGACATAACCCACCTGTGTGGATATCTGGCTCTTCTCTTGAATTTCGGTAGGGATAAAAATACCCCCGGCCGTCTTCGCCTTACCTTGGTAGGGCAAAATGAGAATACGCCATCCAGTAGGGGCAGGCATTCTTTCCAGAAGACTTGCGTCTAAAGCTTCTGGGTTTAAACGGGGTTTTTCGACATAAGCATCAGCTAAATTAGCCTTTGTCGTTTCCGCCATAGCAGCCACACCCTTGGCAGCGGCGGACAAATCAATTTTTGTTGACTGTTCAGTCATCGGATCGCTCCTGTTTATCTAGCAGGCCCTTGAGTTCCTGTTCCACGTGATTTAGGCACTCTAGGTTGCCCATAAGCTCACGATATTGCTCCATTGATTTGACGTTTCCAAAAATCATCAAATCCGTAACCCCTTGCCGTCTTTCTCTCAAGATACGAAAAACCGCTTCGGCTACATATATTTCATCCATTTCCACCTCGCATAATATCTAACATTATCAGATATAATCCTAGCACAACTTGTATAAGATAAGCTAGGACTATCTGTAAATTTATGCGATTTACGGAAAAAACAACGTTAAGAACCGCAGCCCATGTAACTCTTGCCGCGGATCGCGGCTCCCGTGCCACGCGTTTTCATCTTACGCACGTTGTCCGTGGCCATCGGGGCTGGGGCTGTTTTTCCGTAAGGAATGCGGCCTTGACCCTTAATGTCCGCGTAACCAACCGCTTTTGGCGGATTGCTCGGCGCAGAGCCGTTTATTTTAATTTTACGATCTTTCATGATTTAACTCCTTTTAAAGACGCTTGTACGGGGAGCCGAATTATTTAAAAAATAATCGGTGTCTGTAATTAGGGATTGAAGGTCCGGGCCCTGCGCTTGTTGCGGGGCCATGTACGGGGTGAACGGCTGAATAGAATTAGTAGGACCCATCGGGGTGCCGCTATACGCGCCGTATGTCCGACCTTCTACCGGAGGAGGAGGCGGAGGCGTAAATGCTGTGTTATCCGGTGAGGGTGTAAACACAGGGTTAACCACCGGAGGAGGCGGCGCAGGCGTAAATACGGGGTTAACCGGTGAAGGTGTAACCGGGGCAGGGAACATAGGGTCCACACCGGGAGGAAGGGAAAAAACGGGCGCATCAGGCACAGGACGCATAAGGTCCACACCGGGAGTATCAGGCATTCCGCCGTCTTCTTCACCCACGGCCATAGTGGTAGGAGAATCAACCCACCCCAAGCGGTCTGCTATCTCTTCTATGGTGGGCTCCGCAAAAGGCGCGTCTTCTTCACCCATGGCCATAGTGGTAGCCATGCCGGGTACGGCCGAAAACCCGTTGATGTCACGCATATCGGAAGTTGCCGCTTGAAAAGACCCCGAATCCGAATCGTAAGTACCCACTAACCGTTCTTCTGAAGGAACACTGACCGTAAACGACCCCGGAGCAAGGTTGTAATACTCTTGTACGTTGGCTATTGCTCTCTCAAGGCTAGTGCCGTCGTGACCCGGACGAGCGTCTCCCATGTTATAAGAATTGCCGTCAGCATCCACAAAAGCGTAAGAAGTGCTTTTCTGTTCTGAAGCCTTGGCCGCAGGCGATGTTGCCGACGCATAATTCCCTGTAGCCACTAATTCTTCTGCCGCCGAAATCGCCGCCGCGTTATTAGGCGCATGGGTCTGAACAAAAGCAAGCCTGTTTTGTGCATATTGTGGATCGGAATCCATAACGGCCTGATTGTAGGAAATTTGATCGGTGTTGAATTTATCGTGCGCGGCTATGAATGCAGGGTCGCTTACAACCTTTGGAGCCCACTCGTTCAAGTGCCAGTTTGCAAAATCTTTCTGAGAGCCCATAGGCGCACCAAGACTTTCCGCCGCTTGAAATAAAGCTTTCTGCGTCTTTCCGTAACTCCCGTCTTGGAATTTAACCAACACCATGTCGTTACCCAGAGGTTCCTGTTTTAAGCCCGAGAGATCGGTAACTTGGACCTCGCCGCC